TAGAAGCCACATGTTGATCCAATTCAACTACGGGGGCAAAATGTTTAACTATACAACCTTTTGTGTCCTTTTCACAGACACGACTACTATATTTGTTTATTATACAATCATTCATATTTTTTGTCAATTGGTCAGGGGTAGGAGGATCGAACTCCTATTTGCTGGGTCACAACCAACACGATTAACCAATTATCTTAACCCCTATTATATTTTGGTACTCCCTGATGGAATCGAACCACCATCAATAGGATGTAAGCCTATTGTATTCCCATTATACGAAGGGAGCTTATATTTTTGGTGGAACTGGTGGGATTTGAACCCACAACCTTCTATTTGCAAAACAGATACACTCCCATTGTGTTACAGCCCCATATATTCTTTTGGTGGGAGTGAAAGGAATCGAACCTTACGTCTTTGTCTTATCAGGACACTGCTCTACCATTGAGCTACACTCCCTTATATTTTTTACATGCCCACTAAAATCGTCTATTCCTAATCTTGTTGAGTAGCTAATTCAACATCAAAAAGGACAATATTGGTCAACACCCAATATTTTGTCTCGATTAAAGTAGAAAATCTGGAGCAGGTACTCGGAATTGAACCGAGATCTTCTGATTGGAAGTCAGACATAATAGCCGTTATACGATACCCGCATTTTATTTTATGGTAGGATTGGTAGGAGTCGAACCTACAACATTTGGTTTCTAAGACCAACACCTCTGCCAATTGGGTCACAATCCCACATTTTTATTATATTAAAGTGACTTTTTTGTATTTGAGAGTCACTAACAACTCAAATAATACTCTTGGTGGAAAGTCAAGGAATCGAACCTTGTTATTCCGAGCTTCAATCGGACGCATTGACCACAATTGCTTACTTTCCTTGAACTTGGAGCCCCATGACGGATTCGAACCGCCGTCGGCTGCTTACAAGACAGCTGCTAAACCAACTCAGCTAATGGGGCAAACTCTATTTAATTTTTGGCAGGGATAGTAGGAATCGAACCCACATCTACTGGTTTGGAATCAGGTATTCTACCATTGAACTATATCCCTATATTTAATTTTTGGAAGAGGCTAGAGTAATCGAAACCCACGGTGTTACCCGTCCCTGGGGTTCAAGCCCAGTTTGTCACCTTGACGGTAGCCTCCATATATTCTTTTTTGGTAGGACTGATAGGAATCGAACCTACAACATTGAGATTTTGAATCTCACACCTCTTCCAATTGGGTCACAGTCCTACATATTTTGGCAGTGCTAGGGGGAATTGAACCCGCCATCATCAGTGTGAAAGACTGATATCCTAACCATTAGACGATAGCACCATATTCTATTTTATTAAATCCGAGCATCAATCGACAAAAGTTCATTTGTTTATATTTCAAGTATAAGAAGTAACTCTTATCTACGGCATCGGAAACTTTTGGCGCCCGTGACGAGGATCGAACTCGCCACAACTTGATCGACAGTCAAATATCACCACCAGGTGAACTCACGGGCTAAACTTTGGTAGCGGGTGCAGGAATCGAACCTACTATGTCGGGGATATGAACCCTAACCCCATGCCAATGACACCCGCATCAAACTTAAAATCAAAGAGAACAGTTTCATCATGAGAGTTTCGGTTACTCAATCGGTGGGTTTCCCCACTGAATATGACACACCTACTTTTCCATCAAGAATTTTCGGTAGTTACGTTAGAACCTTAAATTGTTATCACGCGGGATAACCAGTTCTGTCTATCCAAACCTACTTTCCTGTTCTTACGATTAAGTATTCTAAGTTGGATTCGAACCAACCCTTCCCCCCACTCATTAGGGGGCGTGCTACCACTACCACTACCAGAATAACTTAAAATATCTAATATTTATTGGTTCTGACTTTGGTTTCAATCAAGATTTCTAAGATCTTGTATCTTTCACCCAATGGGAGGTTTTGCCCCCGAACCAACTTACAAACACATCTTACCATTTCATTATTCTATTGTCAAGATGTTTTTTCAAATCATGAGGGATTTTTATTTTTTATACTCACTGAGGTAGAATCCCATAACTACTTGAGTTCATAATATATCCGCACCGTATCCCTTAGACTTGTCGTGGTAGTCGCCGTGATTGTCTATATTATGAGGTAAAAATGGTCTGGGTGGTAGGTTCTGCCCCCACATCCTCCCGCTTCCAAGGCGGGCCACTTCTCTATAATCGCTTCACACCCAGATAAACTTTGAGGCTGCCCGACAACCGAGCACTCACACCCCAAACATTAACTCTAATAGGATTCGAACCTATACGCTATGAACTAAGCCCCAGTCTTCCTCATCACCTGATTTGTCAAATCTAGGCTAGGCTAAAGAGCCGAGGTCCTCCAGTGTGTCTACCTCTTTCACCATAGAGTTAATAGATAAAAATTTCAATTACACCATCCTGATGAATTTTGGCTCCCCTTGTAGGAATCGAACCTACCATCGGATTTCTCACGCCAAACGGTTAACAGCCGCCTCGCCCACCTTGAGCGCTAAGGGGAAAACTCTTTATATAATATTAAAGTCACTTCACATTGTTAGTGTGTGGTTCGGGTGAGAGGAATCGAACCTCCATAGGTAGATTAAAAGTCTACTGTTCTACCACTGAACTACACCCGATCATTAATAACTTTAATTGGTTAAAGATACACTGTTAATTCAGAAGACTTTTCAATCTTTTACAGATACCTAGAATACTCTAACTTCAACCAATATTAAATGGTTGGCAATTTTGTCAACTCCAAAAAGAATAAATCTTTTCGAAACCCCACGGAGTGAGGAGGTTCGCCATGACCTTTTTATAATTTGGTGGGAGTTGGAGGATTCGAACCACTTGCCAACCGACCTTACTTTATATGACGCTGGTTTTACAGACCAGTGTAAGGAACAACTCCCAAACTTTTTATTTCCTCAAGACAAGTAAGATATTATCAAATCTCAATCATCTTGTCAATACTTTTTTTATTTTTTATTTTTCAACCACATTTCTACTTATAATCTTCATTTTCAACTACTACATCATCACCACAATAAGGACAAACAACAACAATTTCTTCGTCCATGTCAGCAACAATATTATCTTCCGTACAATCAAAAGGAACATTACAATATGGACAATGAGCAACTTGATACATAATTATTTCCTTTCTAAAATCATTTCTTCAAGACAAGTAAGATATTATCAAATCTCAATCATCTTGTCAATACTTTTTTTATTTTTGACCAAACTGAGGGCTTCCATAGCTTCCCGTCATGACCTACTCACTATGGCGTGGACAATCATATGGCTGCCACCTTTAATTATTACCCGTATCTATCCCTCATCACTATATCAGCTTTAAGTTATCAACCAATAATTAAATTCGGAATTAAGTAACTAACTGAACCCCTTCAAGTGATTGTTTGGTCAAAATTGGAGTCTCTTAACGGAATCGAACCGATACTTAGTGGGTTGCAACCACTCGCCCTACCATTAGACTAAAGAGACATATTCAAATTTCAAATAACTTATTATCAAAGTGGTTTTTATCATCACCAACCTGATATATTAATAAAACTTCATTACCAGAAGTGCTATAATGTATTCCAGTTCTAATACCACCTTTAGGAAAATCTAATACATTAGAACCACCATTTTTAATGGAATCAACAAAATCTTTAGCTTCTTTCAAACCTAACTTAAAACTTTGTCGGATAAGTTTAATTGCCACAATATAATGATTTCGATGACCAATATACTTTACTTCATATTTCATTATGAACCCTTTTTTGGCGGGGGCGGGGGGATTCGAACCCACCAATACACTCAGTCAAAGTGAGTTGCCTTTCCAGTTGGCTACGCCCCTATAAATCAAACATTTCATCCCAATCACTTAAATTAAGATACATAGTTTTTGTATTCAAGATAGTATCAATTGCTGGATAATTTGTCAAGGCATTTTTTACACTTTCTTCATCAACCACAATCCATTTTCCTGTGGGATACAAATTATCAACAATTGGTGGATTTCCATTATCAGTTTCTTCTACTTGAATAACAGTTACACCTTCAAACATATGACCATTACATTCTTCACATGGTTCATAATTAGTATATATTGGTTCACCTTCTTGTCCGTTGTACTTTGGTTTATTACACCAAAAACATACATCAATCATAATAATCCTTTCTTTTGGCACCCCCAGACTGAGTTGAACAGTCCACCTGTGGTTCGTAACCACTGAGCCAGAATCCGCTGGTGGGGGTATAATTTCGTTATCTTTTAGAATAATAACATATACCTTTTCATTTTGTCAATATTTAATTTTCAAAGAACCAAAAAAAAGACCACTTAATTTTTATTTTAAGTGGTCTTTTTGTAAAACTTTAGTATTATTTACTACTTAGACCACTATCCACACTCCTGATAAATACCGTTATTTGAATGGCGCAATACGAGACACGCTGGTATTGTAACCGTATCATTAAATAACCAATATTTTATTGTGGATTGTTGTCTGTTCATTTTCTCTACCAATTTTTTATTTTTGTTATATGTATTTATAAAAAAAAGTCAATAATTTCCGAAAAAAATTAAATATTTTGTATTTTTTTCGTAATACCTTGAAATTATTGACTTTTATTATGGTTATTCTGTTACATTAACGGTCAATTCATCATCATTAACATCAACAATAAGAGTTTGACCTTCATTTACTTCACCACTCAAAAGAGATTTACCAATAACAGTTTCAAGTTTATGAGTAAGAAACCGTTTAAGTGGACGAGCACCATATACAGGGTCATATGCTTTATTGACCACATACATTTTAGCTTCTTCTGTAATATCAAGACCAATATTCTTTTCTTCCAATCGTTGTTTAATTTCATTCAAACTCAAAACAACAATTTCTTTTGTTTCATCCTTACTAAGAGGTTTGAAAAGAATAGTATCATCAACCCGATTTAGAAATTCTGGACGAAACTTAGATTTCAAATCACTCATAACATGGTCACGAGCTACAGGAGTAATTTGACCATCAGAACCAATACCTGTCAAAAGATGTTGTGAACCAATATTACTAGTCATAATAATTACAGTATTTTTGAAATTAACAGTTCTTCCATGTCCATCAGTAATTCTGCCATCATCCAAGATTTGAAGAAATACATTGAACACATCAGGATGAGCTTTTTCAATTTCATCAAACAAAACAACTGAAAATGGTTTTCTACGAACTGCTTCTGTTAATTGACCACCTTCCTCAAATCCAACATATCCTGGAGGAGCACCAATCAAACGAGATACAGAATGTTTTTCCATATATTCACTCATATCAATACGAATGATATTTTGTTCTGTGGCAAACATTGATTCAGCTAATGCTTTTGCCAACTCCGTTTTACCAACACCAGTAGGTCCAAGGAAGATAAAAGAACCAATTGGTTTACTTGGGTCTTTAATTCCACTACGAGAACGAATCATAGCATCAGATATCAAAGTTACAGCTTCATCTTGACCAATCAATCGTTTATGAAGTTCAACATCCAAATTAAGAATTTTTTCAGATTCACTTTTGGTCATATTATCAACTGGAATACCCGTCCAACGAGAAACAACCGAAGCAACATCATCAGAACCAATTGAATCACGAAGCATTGCCCCACCATTAAGACTTTCAAGGTCATCTTCCAATTCTTTCAAATCAATTTCCATTTTAGGAATAATACCGTATTGAAGTTCACCAGCTCTTTCAAGAACACCATTTCTCTCACAGATTTCCAATTCATATTTGGCTTTTTCAATCAACTTACGAAGACGATTTACACCATCAATTAGAGATTTCTCATTTTCCCATTGTGAAGAAAGAACAGCTTCTTCTTCCCTAAGTTTTTCTAATTCTTGAACAATAACAGCTCTACGATCACGAGAATTTCTATCAACTTCAGCTTTAAGAGCAGCTTCTTCAATTTCAAGTTGACGAATTTTACGAATAATATCATCAAGTTCGGCTGGAAGACTATCAAGTTCAGTTCTAACCAAAGAACAAGCCTCATCCACCAAATCAATTGCTTTATCTGGTAGAAAACGGTCAGAAATATAACGATGTGACAATTTAGCAGCAGAAACTAATGCTGTATCATGAACTGTAACACCATGATATACTTCATAAGTTTGTTTCAATCCCCGTAAAATACTAATTGTATCTTCTACAGAAGGTTGATCAACAATAATAGTTTGAAACCGTCTTTCAAGTGCGGCATCTTTTTCAACATTTTCACGATATTCATCAAGGGTAGTAGCACCAATACAACGAAGAACACCACGAGCCAACAATGGTTTCAACATATTACCTACATCAACCCCATTTGAAGAACCCATACCAACCATATTATGGATTTCATCAATGAACAACATGATTTGACCATCTTTTTCCTGAACATAATCAAGAATGAACTTTACACGTTCTTCCAGTTCACCTTGCATTTTAGTTCCTGCCATCAATGAACCCATATCCAAAGAATAGATTACTTTTTCTTTCAAGGAATCAGGAACATCACCATCAAGGATTCGTTGTGCCAAACCCTCAACAACAGCAGTTTTACCAACTCCTGGTTCACCAATTAGAATTGGATTATTTTTTGTTTTACGAGATAAAATTTGAATCATTCGTCTAATTTCTTGTTCCCGTCCAATTACAGGGTCAAGTTCATTTTGACGAGCTTCTTCAACTAAATCACGACCAAATTTTAGTAATTCGTCATTAATTAGTTTGTCATCAACAACTTCGGTAACTTCTGGTTGATAATTAACATCAAATGATGCTTGATTTGTACTCCAAACCATATTATATATCCTTTCTTTTTGAGTTCAGGTGTATAGTAACAGATAGATTTTATATTGTCAACAATTATTTTAAGATACGTTTTTCTTTGGATAGGTTTTTTGATATTTGATTGCAGATGAAACATTTATATTTTTTATCGTGCATTATAATTGTAAAATTAGTTGCAGATAACATAATAACATGAGATTTTAATTCAGGATAATCATTACATATTAAAATAGTCTCATCTATATTTTTTATATTAGGTCTTATATGAATACAATCATTTATTTTTTTCATTTATGGCTTTACCAACCTCAATAAAATTAAGTCTTGATAATTTTCCACTTTCAATATGAGGGGAAAGTAATTCTCTAATTGTTTTAAGATTTTTCTTACCAATTATATTACTATATTCTTTTTTAATTTTGGATAATGTAACAGGAAACATTTGCCCCCTACGAGTTCCAGAATGGTCAATAAAAGATAAATGAATCCACCTGATTTCTGGTTCATCACCAAAATTAATATAAGTGTCATCATTCAACATAACAACATCATAACCACTTTCTGACCGCATCCATTCCATTATATTCTCCTAATACTATTTATACTTCCCAATAAGTTTCCCAATATGTTCTTCTATTAACATTTTGTCTAAATCCAGTATCCCAAACATTATCAGACTGAATTGAAATCCTTACATTAGAACGAACACTTTCATGTTCATTTTCTGTTCCACCAACCAACCCCCATCTAACAGCAAGATTCCACAAAGCTCTACTGTTACCACGATTTAACATGATATCATTCATTTTTTCGGATGGATTTGTAATATTTGGATTAGAATCAGGATGAACCATCTTCACCAATTCTCTAAATGTAAGTTCCATAACATTTTCCTTTCTGTTATAGATACATATTACATCAGAAATAAAAACCTGTCAAGAATTATTCAATAAATGATTTTATACGTTTAGCCACATTTACAACATTAGATTCAGGTAAGTATTTATCTAAATTTTCATATACTTGATGAATTAATCCATAATTAATATTATCATAACAATTTAATAAGTATTCAATATCAAAAGGTTTTGTTACAACCAAATCTTGAAATACAGAATAATACCATTTATGTTCTTCTGGCAATAATGGAACGATACCTTTTTCTAATAATCTAAAAACCTCAGATGGGAAATGTCCAGTTTTGTATTGATGATCAGTTCCCAATATCATAGACATTTTCATTTTAGGAATATGATCTTTTCCACCTTTAATTATATCAACACCCATATCAGAGATTTTACTTCTAATATGATTACTTATTTTATTATTAGAATATACTACAGAAAACTCCCCTGTTTCAGCAAGAGGCTGATAATATTTTTTGAAAGTTGGTAACAAACCTTTAAGGGGCAAGACACAACCAAAATCAATTGGTCGTGTCTCATCAAAATCCCACTCAATATTAGATGGTATTTTACCCCAATTTGGTTGATATGAAAAGAACATTCTATCATTAAGATAAGATTCCCATAAGAAAACCCCAGGTCTTAATAAAAATGTTATTTCTTCAACTGTCATTTTCTGATATTCGTCAAAAATGATCAAAGGAACATTTTTATCAATACAATATTCTATACATTTTGTTTGGTTATAAAAATCTACTTCATCTTGAGTATTAACCCATTGAAGGAATATTCCATTTGGTTCATCACTGATATCAACCACATCACAGATTTTATTCAATTCTGAAACCAATAACGAATCAGTATTATTAACAGTTATTTTCATATCAAATCCAATTTATTTTTCTTTTTTCTTTTTAATTTGAGATTTACCTGTATGAGTTTTAACAATGTGCATTTTCAAAGCATGATAATTCTCATAATTAGTTGCTTCACACCAAGGACAAACCAATTTTTCTTCAACAACAACTTTCTCTTCACCTCTCAAAGAATCAATAACCTTCGGTGTAATGGCATGAATTTCTTCTCTAGTTTCAAAGTTATTAACTCTAAATCCTTCTGCTTCATTACCAACTTCTTTCATAAGAAATCCCATTGCATCTTCTTTCGATTCTGCCAATAGATATAATTTCCAAGTTGCTTGATTTGTCTCATAACTTATAACAAATGTCTGTAGTTTCACTATTTTTTCTCCTGTATTGAATTTTTAAGAACACTAAACTTTACTGTATATGACATTTGACCTTTTGCTGGATCAACTGAAACAACTTCATACCAAGATATATCATCCCCTACAGCTTTCTGTTCTTTTTGTTCGGTCATAGAAAGACCTGTTAAAAACTTATCACCAACTTCAACATCATTAACATCTATTAAATTTTCATAACACTTTATAGACATGAAATCTCTAATTTCCATTCCCAACCAACCTTTCTAATTTTATTATTACTCTATCAAACTTAATATCCATTTTTTTAACAAAATCATTATATTCATCAACAAGAAGATATAATTCATCTAATACTACTTGTTGTTCCTGTTTCATTTCTTCTTGTTTCAATAAGATTAATCTTTGGACTAAATTGTTTATATTATGATTCATTATACTACCTCAGACCATTACAGTCTTATATTGCCTCCTCAACTTCCTCAACAATCATTTTTTCCAATATCTTATTTGGTGAAGAATACCCACTTGTTGTCAAGGTTTTTTCAATTTCATCAAGTAATGGTTTATAATCAATTTTCTTTAATTCATCATAAAACTTTAACTCACCCTGAACTTTTAGATTTAGTATTTTACAATCATACCAAGAACCACCTTTTTCAATTAAACCCATATCAGTGGCAATATCAACAATACCTGCTAATTTATTAACACCTTCTTTGTAATTAATTTCAAACTTTGCTTCTTGGAATGGGGGATAAAATCTATTCTTTAGAGTGGCAGCCTTAATCTCTGTTCCGATTACTTGACCCCTTTGAGCGGCTGTTTTTGCTAATGGATTTGCATATAATTTACTTTTTTTCAATGTTATAAGATAATCAGCAGCTAATTTTGGATATTTACCACCACCAATTTGGTCTGGTTCACCATAACCTGTGGGATTACCATAATAATGTCCTGCTGAAAATGCTATACTATTTTGCATTTTAACAATACCAACAATCATTTTCATTATTCTTTTAATCTTCTTTTGTAAACCACCTTGATCTGCCTTGACATCACCTTTTATACCATCATCAACCATCTTCTTGGATTCAAGAGCACCAATAGAATCTATAACAATGGCAAGTTTTGTCCAACCTTCTTCAATGATTTTGGATAGTTCAACCATAATATCTTCTACCCAAGGTGTATTAATAACCATTGCTTTTGTTGGATCAATTCCCCATCTTGTTACAAAATCACCTGTCCATGCACCCTCAGCATCAATAATAATTGGAGTATAACCAAGTTTTTGTGCTGCTGCCAAGTTAAGACACATGAATGAGGATTTACCACTTGCTTCAGGTCCAACAATTAATGTGTGAGTTTTTTCTGCAACACCTTTATACAAAGAACCTGATAAAATCCGATTTAGATCATGTGTTGGAGTATATAACCATTCATTAATTTTTGATACTTCACTTTCACTCAAAACCATCATTCTTGAACCTTTTGATGCTTTTGCTAATTTTTCTTGTATTTCTTCAAATGTAGTTGCCATTTATAAACCTCAGTTTTTTATATATTATAACAAAATATACCACATATGTAAATCAATCATTTGCCATTAATCTACATTGTTCATCAAATCTTTTTACTTCCAATTCACGATCATATCCAATGAAACTATAAGAACAACCATGTGTATAATAATCTAATTGATCTGCATACTTATCTTCAAATGGCGACCAATAAATAATATGTTCAAATGAAAAATCATCAGCATATTCTGGTTGTTTTCCCTCAATCCAATATGGGGTAATTTTGAACTTTTTGAACCCGTCACCATAATTAACAGGAGATGAATCAATCAATTTGAACTCAACCTCTTCAACACGATCTTCTTCTAAATATTTCTTAAACTCTCTTACTTTATGGATTAATTGATGGTTAATCATATTAGATTCCAATGCAAACTTACCATGTTCAATTAATTTAAGACCCAAATCAATTGCACTTTCACCTCTAATCCAAGTGGTTATGTTTATATTCCCATCATCACCTTTAATGTTTAAGAATACATCCCTATCTTCATATGATCTCTCATGATTCAATCCTTTAATCTCAAATGTCAACTTACTATCATCAGATAAACATGAAGGATATGGTATTTCTACAAATGATGATCCACTTTCTTTATCTTGGACTGTTTTCATTTTGCCCTCCAAATAAAAATCTCATTATCTTCTTCATCAAAAGTTGTTCCAATCAACACATGACCAGTTTGAATCAATTTATCATCATCTTTATTTGTTTTTGACATAACCAATTTATCTAAATCCTGTTCCATTTTAATCTCCTTATTTTTCTCTTTTTCCCACGCACATTGAGCATAATGGGCAATCTTCATAAAATCCAACAACTGTTGTCCTGATCGTTGTTGTGAACCATATCGTTTTGCATATCTGGTCAAATGATTTACACAATCTTCAACCGAATAATCGGTAATCTCATCTTCACCTACATCACCATATTGTGGAACAGTATAATCTCTTAAATGATCCAATACAAAATTGGAAAACTCCATCCACTGTAATTCCCTTTGGGATATATTATCAATATCTCTTTTCATATTACAAATAACTCTCCTTTTTCTTCAAATATATTAATATTTCTTGTTCCTATATAATCATTAAAATTACCAACTGCAAAATAATCATATACTGTAAACTTATTCCTAACACTATTTGGTGTTCCTACACATATTACATTTCCAATTCCACTTTTTTTAAACATTTCAATAAAACCTTTAATATCATATAGGAAAAATATTTCATCAACAAAAATTGTATCAATATCTCTACGATTAGATCTATAAAATATTGCATTACCGACACATATAGATCTTTTTTTATCAAATAAAAGTGTTGGATGGTTATAATACATATCATTTAACTGATTCATGACATGAGTTTTCATCATACTATTAGGAACAACATACAAAGAATTATTTGTTTTTACATACAAATCAATCAATGCAGTTGTTTTACCAGATTGTCGGGGGGCAATTATACATCTATATCCATTAATAGGTGTTAGAGCATTTAACCATTTATTTGATATCCGAATATCTAACATTATGATCCTCTACTATTACCTCTTTTATCAAACCACATCTTGAACAATAAACATGACTTAATGTATAAGAACCATCCCTGTTAATATTTGGACGATTTTGTGTTGGTAAAAACTCAACCCAATTATAACGATATGGTTTATAGTCATGACCAAACAATTTACATTTAACGGACATATGATTTACCTATCCTTTTTACCCAACTCTCAAAAAATGGAGAATATGGACGATGACATATATAATTATCAAGTTGACGATTTAATTCTAACACCAACAATCTCAATTCTGTCTGTTGTTCATATATATCAGCACACTTAGATTCATTCTCTAAATATTCAACATTCTTCATATTAAGGTTGAATTGTTTTAATACTTCAATAATCACCATCAATGATTCTGGTGGCAATTTAAGTTTAATATTGTCAGATTGTTGAGGAACTTCTGTAGCTTCATCTGATATTTCCATAAACTCCAAAGACTTTTCATCTTGTTCTTTAATTTCTTCAATTTCATCATCAGTTAAATGAATATTGTGTAACCCACCACTAATATCATCGTCATATAAAGATAATTTTAAGTCATTCAACTCTTCATTAGTTAAAGGTTCAGAATCAAATGTCTTTTGAGTAACTTCCTCAATATATGGAATATTATTCTTCATCTCTGTCATAAATTGATTCCGCCATAATATCTAGTCTTTCTGCCCATTTGGCATCATCTGTATTATCAACAATCTCTTCATAAAATGTTTGAACGGTTGGTTTTCTTACACCATAAGGAACTTCTTTTTCAAAATCTACATCAGCATGATATAATCCATGTGAAATAAGACGAACACGGTCCCTTTCAGACATTTCATGATATACATTCTTATCAAGATAAAGAATATAATCAACACCATCGGGATTACCATTAGTTGCTGTAATATGTCTCAACAATGGAGAACACTTTTCCAACTTAACTAATACATATTTCCCACCTGACTTCCTTTTCTTTGTATCCATTACAATCTCAATAGTAACACCATTCAAAGATGGAAACTTTGTTCTGATAACCTCTTGAACTTTATCAACTATTTCTGTTGTTGCTTCTTCAAATCTACTCATCCCTAACTCCCTCTACATAATTATTCGGTGTATATACAACACACGGTTTACCTATTTTTTTCATTTGATATATCATATTCTTAGACCCTCGTGAATGACCATCCCAATATACAATTGCCATATCAGCATATTTTGCCATATCAGAGTTTCTTAAATGACCAGCACCTTTACCTAATGACCAATCAGCAGGAAACTTTGTTAACTCTAAATTAAGTTTTTCAGCTAATTGTTCACCTAATTGATCAATTCCTTTTGCTGTTCCACTTACTATTTCAGTTATTCTACCAGACCATTCACATTCTGTAAACAATCGTTCCATCCAAGGACATTCATCCAAGGACATTTGATTACCTTCATCATCTGTTCCTAATGACCTACTTCCTGCAATAACACATTTCATCTATTCTCCCCCATTTTTCCTTCTTCATGTAATCTTGTAAGACATCTATGTTCAGCTTCAATTAAAAACTTAGTTAAAGATTTCATATCAGAACCATGAAACTTTTCCAAAATGGTATTGAAATTGAGTGCAACTTTATATTGTTCATATGTTTTACAAGAATCAAATGTATTAACAACCTTACATACATCCCTAGCAACCCTTGTAAAATCTCTATCTTTTAATTCTTCATTCATTATAATATCACTCCATTGATTTTCTATGACATTCCTCTAAAAAACAATTCAATGTTGTATAATTATCTTCATAAAATTCTTTTTTTGCGGCATCATACATAATATCATAATACTCAATTATATTATTCCTATGTTCATGACTTTGGATGACTATTCTTTTTGTTATCCGTTTTAACATCCATCGTTCAAATCTTGTCATTTTATATCTCATTATGATATCCCTATTGTAGAAAATCCATCTTCTTTTGTAACTCTATATATTGAATCTCCACCAAAATCCACAACTTCTTCACGGTGGGATACAACAAATACTTTCAAATTATCTTCTCGTTGTTTCATTTTAATAATATCAAATGTTTTCTCAATACCAAAACTGTCAATACTACTATCCAACAATTCATCTAATACCAAAACATCTATATAAGAACCTGCTTGTCGTCTCGCCACATCCATCATGGCAAACTTTAATGACAAATCAATACTCTTACCTTCTCCACCTGACATATTACCAAAATCACAGTCTCCAACACCATAACCATTGATTGTACCATCTAACCAAGCATCCAATTCAATATAATAATTATGACCTGTTTCACTCAAATAATGATTGGTTTGTTGTTGAAGATATGGAATAATATTACTAATGGCATATTGTTTAACATTTTCATCCTTCAATGTCATTTTAATATACTCAAGATAATCCTTCATTGATTGAAGTTTCTTAATATCTCCATCACTACTAGATAATTCAGATTCCAATTGACTTTTAGATGCAACATTTGTTTGATATTCCAAAGTCACACGGTCATATATTTCCTTTTGACTATTATAAATTGATTGTTCTGTTTCAACTTTTTGTGTAAGTAATTGAATATTATGTATAATTTCATCATAATCTTTCAATTCAGAACTTTTAACTGAATGTTCCACCTCCAATTCAGAAAATGTCTTAAAAAGTTTTCCCATTTCGTCATCAAGACCTGATATTTTCATTTCCAAATTAAGAACTTCTGTTCCTATCAAAGATAGTCGTTCATTAATATCTTCCAACTCTTTTTCTTTCTCTTCAATACCAGATAATTTAATAAGATGTTGTTCTAATTGTTGTTGTTTTGATTTCTTTTCTTTATATTCAACAATTTTTAATGAAACCTTCCCCATCCTTACATTACATTCATCTAATATTTTTGAATTTTCAGATTTATCAGATAATAGATTACTAATTTTATCATTTAATTCTTCTATTTTTTCTTCAACATGAGATTTAATGTGTTCAATATCAACCTCTTGAAAACAAGTCGGACAAATTGTAGAATCAGTAGATGTATAATTCTCCCATTTACTTAATTCACTTCTCAATCTAGTCAATTCAGAATCAATTACTTTATTCTTACCTGATACCTCAATCTTTTCCTCATTCATTGCATCATAATCAGCTTGTTCATCTTCAATGAATTCATCCCAATCAGGCATATTTTCAAGAACTTCTTTAATTTTATTATACTTTTCTCGTTGATCGGTCAAATCACCAATTGCTTTAACCCTCTGTTCCAGAGTATTCTTTTCACCTTGTAATGAACTTATCTGTGATTTAACATCAGCAACCTCATCTTTCAACTCACTAATTTCATTAAGTATTTCTTGTTTTCTATTATTCAGATCATCAATTTCATCTTGAATACTTTTTTTCTTGTTCTCATCAACAGGATGATCTTTGAGATAATCATCCAATTCTGATTGAACTTGAATAACAGATTTTTCATAACTATCAATATCAGGCATAGTCATACCATTTATGATAACATCCAACTCTTCAATTCGTTTTTGTTTGTATCCAATTTCCATTTCAATTGAAGAAATCTTTTCTTGTAAACTCAACAATTTAGAATTAACCAAATCATTTACTTTAGAATAAATCTCAAGATTAAAAAACTTCTCAATAAACCTTCTCTTATCTGCTTTGGGAGTATTAAACATTGAAATCATATTATTGGCATTTTGAAACAATAATGTTTGTGCTGCCTTAAAATCCATACCAATTAAATCATTTTCCAACTCCATCTGAAATACTCTTTTATCAGATAATTTTGGAACTAATACACCATCTTTAGTTAATTCTAATTTCCCAGGTTTAATCCCACGATGAAGAATATAAGGAATACCATCTTTCTCAAAATGTAGTCTTACCTCACATTGTTTACCGTTTTTCCAATTAATAATTTTTGGAAGTGCCACACCCTTACTGGTCTGACCAAATAAAGCAAAAGGAATTGCTTCAAGAAAACTTGTTTTACCAGCACCATTTGACCTATCCATATCTTTATCATGACCCAAAACAATATTTACCCCTTCTTTAAGGTCAATTGTCTGCCATGTATTTCCATATGAAAAAAAGTTCTTTAATTCTACTTGGTTAACAACTATCTTACTCATTTTCCACCTCTTTAATATCTACCCACTTTCCATCAACTTTTACTTCAACTTTAATATAATCCTCATTCATCATCTCATCCACTTTTTGTTCAATGGTTTTTTTGGTGATAATCTCTTTGCTCCTTGCATTCAACCAAGAAACAAAAGTGGGAGAATTAGCAAGTCTACGGAATGCAGTAATTTTATTTTGATGTTGGGATTTTCCATCACGAGATTCAGCCCAAAGACCACTCTCATTATGTTTAATACGAACACCAGAATCAGTTTTATTTTGATGTTGTCCACCTTTACCACCACTCTTAAACGTTGTAATAGTAAAATCTTTTTTTGTTAATGACAATAAATGTTCTCGTTCTTTCACCATATTCTCCTGATTTTTAATTTACCACACCACTTACATACATATCGTTCATGTTTATAATTATTTGGACATACTGGTTTTGGTGTAGCACATTTTCTCAACTCATATTCATGAATACCCAATTTACACAATAATATTCTTAAATTGTAATACATAATCACTCACTTTCGTATGGACTAATCTTCCTAACCTCAAACAATGTCAATAAGTCTACATCAATTTCACCCTCTTCGTCAACATAAACCTTTGTTTTATTTTCACACTGTGCATCAACAATTCGTCTATCAGCAACCTGTTTCAAATATGTATTAACCTTATACTCATTATTCTCAGCAAAATCATCAATTGTATTTGCATATACTTCCAATAAATGATCATAACAAAAATGATATATCCTATCAATTTCACCCTCATTCTTTACAAATATAATTGATTTCACATTTTTAGTTGTTCCACATACATCACATTTCTCTTTCATTTATTACTCCATTTCAAATATATTTTCATCTTCAAACCATTCTGATTGAATTGGTTTTTCATCTAATGTCTTTACTCCCGAATGTATCTTATCAATCTCTTCTTGTGGTAAAATTACACGATCTCTTCTTAATGTATCAAGTTGACCATGAATGTCAATCATACCTCTTCTATACTGTTGTTCCAAATTATTTCCACCATATGTCACCTCTTGATTATTAGATATCAACCTCTCTAATTCCAATCCATCAGGCAAATAAACATAACTAACAAACTCAATAAAATAACCAAATGATGTACCATTTTCTACATTAGATTCAACCCACCTCACATATATAATCTCAGTATAAGAAAATACAATTTGTTCAAAGGATGTATTATAATACATTGAACTTTCATCAACTAATGGGGCAGTTATAGATGGCATTAAAGCCATTGAACGATACTCATACTCTGGTTGGGGTGACATATATTCAATCTTAGGTGGTCTTATCTCGTATCTATCATAAGGTATATGTCCATCATTTATAACAACTCTTCTTGGACCTCTCATTCAGACAACTCCTCATATAATTGTTCTGTAATCTTTTCTATCACCTTCACATTCAAATGTTTTGGTTGTTCTGAATGAAATAAGAAATCTTTATGAACTTGTAGAGGTCCTAATAATTGAATGTCATCAGTAACAACATCCTGTGTCATACCTTTAGAAAATCTATATTCTGTAAATATTTGATGGGGGTCAGTCTTTTGAACTTCTGTTATAATTTGATTGTTTACCGTTGTTCCATAATCTTCATGAAAAATAATCCTTACAACTTGACCTTCAAACTCTTTACCAACTAATACATCGGGTTTGGCAATCCATTGAACAAACTTTGGAAACTTCTTCCATTCAATAAACTCTAAATCACCATTATCATCATCAAATACATAAAATCCACGACTACCTGAATCATTAAATGTCATATGATAAGGTGAACCCAAATATTCAACATTATGATCATATGAACCAATTGTATGAAAATGTCCTGATAATGTCTTGTCAAACTTTGAAAAAGAACTAAAGTTCCAATCACCATCTTTAACTGTTTGTCCTGTAGTATTCATATTCGCACCATTGATTTCCCAATGACCCAAACAATACTTCTTATCAGTTTGTCTCATCTTATTGATAAAATCATCTCTATATTCAACATCATCAACAACCCAAGGAACTAATAACATATTTCCAACTTCAACAGGCTTATCAATAATCTCTATATGACAATCACTTGTAAATATTTGATGGGAATTAGGATAATATCTATCTTTGTAAAATAAATCATGATTTCCTAATATTAGATAGGACTTATTAAAGTTCTTTAATTTATTACCAATTACCTTAGCATAATCAAGTGTTTTGAGTGACATATTTTTTCTATTATCAAAAAAATCACCCAAATGAATCAACTCAGTAATATCATTTTCATTGGCATAAACAACTATATCTTCAAACAAATCTGATACCAATTCAAGATAAAAATCATTTGCTTTCTTATATCCCAAATGAGTATCAGTTACCAAAATCCTCTTCATAAACAAAAAAACTCCCTATAACAATTTAATTATTATAAGGAGTATAACACAAAATATAAAGTATGTAAATTATCCGAAAATTGATTCAATTCCTTGTTGTAAACTAATCTTTGGTTTCCAATTTAAATCATTATATGCTTTGTTATTATCAGGAAGACGGTGATATGGTTCACCTTTTCTCCCTTCAATGTGTTTTACTTTTAAATTTGGATGATATTTTTTAACCATGTCAACAAGATCGTTAATTTTTGTTTGGATATTAACACCTAAATTATATACTTCATGTTGAATATCATCAAGACAAGACATTAAAAATAACCCATGAACCAAATCATCTATATGAGTAAATGATCTGGTTTGATTTCCATCACCACATATCTCAAAGGTATCATCTTCTTGGACACATCGTTTTAACATAGGAATTATTTTAGTATCATTAATATTAAAATTACCTCCATACACATTAAAAAATCTTGCAATTACCCAATCAACCTCTATTTCATTATAAAGAATATTTTCTGATAACATTTTAGACAAAGAATAACAATTACGACTATATTTTGGATTAACAATGAGATCTTGTCCTTCAACCAACGAACCAGTATTATAACCATATACCTCTGATGTTGAAGCATAAACTAATCTACATTTATTATTCAAATTATTATTCTTAATATAATCAATTACACTTAATATACCATTTATATTACTAGAAATTATATCTCTATATTTATTTTCAAACTCTAATGGACGAGATTCAGATGCCAAATGATATATTACATCAAATTTTATATCATCATATATAGAACTTATATCAGATACATCACCTTGATTGAATATAAATCTTTCTGATTGTATATTATTATAAGATTCAATTGTATTAAAAGATAATGAATTTGATAAATTATCCAATACAAATACATAATCACCAAAATCATAATGATAATGAATCCATGAAATTACTTAAATCAACACCTGTTTCAATAACAAATAATTCTTTTATTTCTTCATTATCATATGAATCCATAATTGAATATTTAAAATTATTAAATTTTGTCATATAATAATTATATTCCGATATAACATCAAGATTCATTAAATATTCATCTAAAATATTAATAAGTTTTTCATCTTCAGTATTAATTATTTCAAGATATATATCTTCTCTATTTTCATCGGTAATAAAAAATCCTTTAGATGATAAAATATTATTCAATCTTACATAATTTATAAATACAATATAAAATTCAGAATCAAATATTCTATCTATAAAATATTTTTTATATGAAACCATAACATTATTTTTAAAATTATCCAAAGAATCAATAGGAACTAACTTGAATTTATCAATTGATATATAACCAATATTTTTTGGATATATCATCTGATACCGTTTAATATTATCTTTTACATAATTATATACAATTTCACCAACTTTAACATATTTATCTTCATCAACACTAAAATCATCTTCTTTTTCACCATATCCAGTTATTTTAAATTCATATTTGGATATATCACATTTTTTCAACAAAAACATATAAAACACTACCTCCATATAACAATTTATTAAACATATATATTATTTCTAAAAGTAAATAATATTAACTTTAAGTCTCATGTCAGAATAATTACAATCACATGTACATGAATAATTACAATTACAAGTACAATAATTACAATCACAAGTACAATAATTACAATCACAAGTACATGAATAATTACAATGACAAGTACATGAATAATTACAATCACAAGCACATGTAGTTGCAACATCTGATTTTAATTGATCCTTCATTGCCTCCACAGTTTCATGAGTAATTAATTCTTCAGGTGCAATTTCATTATCAGAATATGGGGATTGAACTGTACCAGAAATAACATCTATAAATAAATCTCTGATTGTTCTTATTTCAGATGTATCAACTACACCATGTAAAACATCTATTGGTGCCCCAGCAATATTTCTTCTATCTGCTTCAACATTCAACTCATGTTGTAGTTCATCTAACTCATATTCCAAATCTATAACTTCACCAGCAATAACATCAACATTTGTATATGTTATAGTTCTTGGTCCAACATATCCCGCATGTGAAGAACATGAATTATTATGATTAAGACAACCATTGGTTGCATTATGACTATGACATCCTGTAGTATTTGAATTTCCTTGACAACCTACTGTTGTATTATTAGAATGACACCCTACATTTCCATTATGCCCATTACAACTACAACCCATACTTCCTCCTTAAAATTGACCAAATTCACATTCGGTAAATTTTTCTTTTGTTAAAATCCCTTTTGTTGGACTAAGATAACGATTACCATCGAATGTAGACTTATCACATTCTAAACATCCATATTCTTGTCCTTCTCCACAAGCTAAACCACAAATAGGACGATGATATATTTTATATAATTCTCTCATAATTGATTTATAATCTTTTTTTAATTTAAAACCAACACCATCTCCTAAATATTGATCAAGACGTTCAAAAGCAAAACTAAATGAAATTTTAATACAAGTGGGATACTTTTCAAAAATTAAAATAGCTTCTTCAACTAATTTATCCCAATTTTTTTCAGACACAGTATATGATATTCTAAATGGTCTTTTATCATGTGTCAATTTATCTATCACACTTTCAACTATCTCTTTAGAACTTGAACCATCTGGAAATGGACGTAAATCTTGTCCAATACCATCATAACTAATTTCCAATTCCAATCTAAATCCCTTTTCATCAGACTCATCAAATAATTTTAATAATTTATCATAAAAAGATTGATTATTTAATAATACACCATTAGTTGTAAAAGTAGCATAATATTTTTTGTCTAACTTTTTAGAAGAATTTAACAAAGATTCAATTAAATATTCCAATTCAGTTATAGCTAAAGTAGGTTCTCCACCCATGATGACAATTGTAGTTGATTTAATCTCCCCTTCTGTTGTTTCTAATTCTTCAATAAAATCATCAATCTGTTTTTTAGTAACTTCATAATGTTGGAAATCAGGTTGATTTCTTTTATTTGATTCATAACAATATTCACATTCCAAATTACATCTAGTAGTCAAATATATTATATTTGTCTTTTGGGTTTTATCACTCATTTTAATATCCACATTTTTTTTATTTTTTATCATATAAAATAACACATTAACAAATAAATGTCAATTTAATATGAACCACCATCAATATCAATCTCACCAGTTGCAAGATCAATGATATGTCCGAATGAATCAAATGAAAGTGATGTAATATGATCACCATCATCAATAACAAATGGACTTGCCCCTACATTACCACTTAATATATCCTTGTTATAATGAGTAATATCAATTTTATCATCACGAGGATTAATAAATGTTAAACTAATATTAGAATCATCAGCATCACCAGATGTTGTTCCATGACCACTCCATACAAATCCATCATTTTGAGGAAGAGTGTTATCATATATATATTCATGACTAGTATAACCAAAACCTTCATCAATGATACTAACATCAACAATAGAACCAACAATATAAGGTACTAGTATAGCTCCTGTACCAGTAGAATTAATAGAAACTGATGATATAGTATAATATTTTGATGCTATAGCTGATTTACTTACTGCTGTAATTCCACCTGAACCGTCAATCGCCGATACAACCCAAATTGTACCACGTCCATCTCCATATATTGATATCGTATCATTTACAGAATAACCAGAACCACCATTCTGAATTTCAATATAATCTATATCACCTAAAACCTTAGATATCCTTAAATCAACGGTAGTATTACCAGAATCATTAATATCAAATGATGTTTCTGTTATAGTAGTAGAAGTACCTGCAGAATCAAAAACAGGAAAGTTTGTTGTTGTTCCTGTTCCTCTACTTTGAGGATAAGCTGGGTCAGATATATCAATATTAATAAATCCAGAACCACCATTATCAATATCAAATAAAGAAATTTCATTTGGATAAATATATACTGATTTTAATATAATACCACTATCAGAACCATCATTAATAATATTTCCAGAAGGAGATGTATATGTTAAACCATTTTCAGTAAAAGATTCATTTAAAAACCTAATTGAACTATCATCTTCTGATACCAATACCAAACCTAAATATTCATCAACATAATCTTTATTTACTAATTCATTTCCACGTCCTGATTTGAATATATAATGAGGATAAATTGGATTATATTGTTGATTACCATCTAACGAAACACTACCATCCGATAAAATAACATTACTAGTAGAAAAACTATCATCAAAATAAGCCTTTGTAATTAAATGATTTGGAGCTGTTGGATATATATAACCATCAACAACACTAGGATAATTGATCGTATTATCTAATGGACGAGAACAATCAAGATTCATATATTGTAAATGGTCATCTGAATCTAAATCATACAAATCAGAATGAGAAGCACCAACCGTAACTTCTCTTAATATTAATGTACCACCAGTACCACCTGGAACTGTAACACTTTCACCTTTAACATATCCAGTACCAGAAGAAGAAACTGAAACACCTGTTAATGATCCTGCTGAAACAGAGTTAATATTAATAGTTAAAGAAATACCAGAACCATCTAATATTGAAATATTATTTCCAACAGAATAACCAGAACCTGCATTTTGGATTTCAACTTCCAAAACTTTTCCAATTGGGATAGTATTTGATGATTGTAATAAATTACATAATCTTGCATCAATATATCCATATGTAACCAAATTTTCAGGGTTTTGTTCAATGGTAGATGTTAAATATAATAACCTATCAGATTTAGGATAATCTTTTCTTACAATATTAGAAACATATATTACTCCATTGACATCTGTAAATGTATCAGAAGATGATATATTAGTATAAACATTTTCAATAATATCATCAATTTCAGCACGAGAAGTTAGATTACCGCCAACTACAGAGGTGTGAATATTTGTTGTTATTCTACCAGCTGTATAATCATCCCCATCATTTCTCAAATATTGAGGATGAGGGTCAATTTGAGATTGATGTTCACTTATTTTTGTAGTAACAAATAATGTAGACGATAAACTTTGACTAGAAGATGAATCTAATATAGCATATGTAACAGAAGAATCATAACTTAACACATCTGTTGCAGTTAATGTACCATCCCTTAATAAATAATCACCACCACTTCCAAGTCCTAATGAAGCAATTTCTATATCTACATAATGTTTAGTAGAAAGATGTTGGTCTAATACTGGATCAACCCCTGAAATAGTTCCTGTAAAACCTATACCAGCCCTATCTCCTGTACCTAAAATATATTGAGTATGATCATCATCACCCAATCCACTAATATTACCATGATCTATTAAAGAACCATCATTCAAAACATCATTCAAATACAAAACCGTAACCAAATCAACATCAAAATTTGGATATACAGAATTATCATGAACTCTTGGAATTTGAGTATATCTATTAGTATTATCATTAAGTAAACTTACATTAGTTATTGGTTGACCATTAAAATATTCAGCATTAAGATCATTAACTAATATTTGATTACCATTAACTGTAAAAGGAGCACCTGTTAATTCATTAAATGATACATTTTTATTAAATATTGTATCATTATTTATTGTAATTGTTGTTTGTTGTATATCTATAGATACATTATCAAGTGATGTTATAGTTGCTATAGCAGAACCAATAAAATTATCAAATGTAACTTGATCATATATTGTATAATCATTTCCACCATTATTAACATTAATAGATGAAATTGAACCAGAAGATACAACAATATCAACAGTTAATCCTGTTCCTGTACCACCAGAAGTTGGTTCATTTAAATATGTACCATTTGTAAACCCTGAACCAGAATCATCTAAACTAATACCAATTACAGAACCAAATTGACTATAACCTAATTTTAATCCTGTATCATTACCTACAATAACATTTGTAATAACACCTTTAGTTGGATCTACTTCAAGGTTTTCAATAAAATATCTTGGAGAAATTAGAATCCAACGTCCTGATGCACCAACATCTGTTGGGGCTATTATTGTTGGATAAACTGGTGTATCAGATGAAATATTATCATATCTATAAAAGTTTATAGCATTTAATGTATCATCTTTAACAACAGCAAGATCATTATTCTTTAATAAACTTGCACTTATATTATCTAAAGAACCAGAAGCACCACCTGTCTGGTATATTGCTCCAAATATTCTATTAACAGCCATTAAATTATTCCTCCAAAATTACACTATATCATGTTTTTTTCTTTTTCTTTTTAACTTCATTAGTCATAACAGTGTAATCAATTGCCTTATGAGAATATGTCATTGTATCATCTTCAAACATTCTTTCTCTATTATTAAAACATTGATCTTTTATATCACTATGCCGTTTTTGTTTGTTTATATAATTAACAAATGAATGGTTACAGACTGTTGTTATATAAGCAAATGGATTATTTGACTTTTTAAGGTCAAAGTTCTTTAAGTATTTACAGCAAGTATACACAGCTTCTTGTATCATATCCTCCTTCCAAGTATAATTTATAAAATTACCTTTATTTGATATGTTCTTTGCTATCAGTAATAGCATTGAACCTAATCTCTCCGATATGATAGAAGTTTCATTAAACTTTTCTATTTCTGGTATGAGGTCTTTATTCCTCACATAATAATTAACGGTCTTTTCAGACATGTTTTCCTCCATATATGTATTTTATATACCATATATGATAACATTAACCGTTACTTTTGTAAACTTTTTCTAACACTTTTTTCAAATTCATTTTGTATGTTAGATAATTCATCATTAAACTTAAACCATTTCTCTTTAAGTTGTCTTATCTTTTGTGCATCCATCCGTATAACTTCTGGTGAATGACCTTGTTCCTCTAAACAAAAATCAAATACATACTTACCTCTATATATAGATTTAAGTTCTTTGTTCGCTCGTTCTAATAATTCCATCATCGCATCATCTAATTGATACTTCTCTTGTATTCTTAATACCAAATCATAATTATTAGTTTTATTCTCAACCAAATCAATATTTAATGATCTAAACGAACTTACATCATCATCATCAGTAGAAACTTTTAGATATCTATATAATCTCATTGTGATATCCTTACAAAATGTTGAATCGCATCTGATACTCTAATTTCAATGGAATCAGAACTAATTCTTGTTATTTTTATTGGTTGAACCACAACTCCCGTTACAGGAGATGAAGTGGTTTCCCATAATATAACATTAGGAAAATCTACTCCTAAATTATGTTGTACCACATATCCATATGAACCATCTGTATTTAATGACCAATTTGCTGGTTGTATCGTCATCCCAAATGATCTACCTTCAATCATTGATTTAGTAATAAAATCTGTTCCAGATAATGAATTATAAGTAATTGCTGATAAATATCCAACTGGAGCAGTATAATCTCTTGTACCATCTACATGAGAATAAATATGATGATCATCAACATTAGGATCAGTAACATGATCCCACCATCTTTTACCTAATGAATTGGAAATTAATTTATTTCTATCAGTATTTGTATCTGTAATATCAATTACATCAATACCATGTGGTTTACCAGGACCACCAACCACATCTACTCTTTCAAATGAACTACTTTCAATATTAAATATCCAATCTTCTATTGAATTAAATATTGTATTGGAATGTGATTCCCAATTATTACCATTCACATTTTTAATCAATTTATTTGGTTGGGTATTTTCTGGTATTCCTGTATAACTATCAAGATTTACTGGTCTTATACCATGTATTTCAGTAATACCACCAACTCCAATTTTCATAAATCTATGATCTTCCCAACCTTTTGCAAGTAGATTAGAAACAGCTTTATTTTTTAATGGGTCGGTACTAGTAACATCAACTTCAGCAACAGAAGTTGAAAATACATCAATATAATCAATATATCCTGCTGAAACTCCTGGTGATTTCCAACCAATCTTAAATTTTTGATCAAAGAAATAACCATTTGCTTCAGTAGTATCAGCAATCCAAAATTCAAAATAACCTTTTCTACTTGTATATGTTTGAGGAGCAGTATTTGTTGCTATTCCTCCTATTTCATCTGTATAAACATATGCTGGATCACTTGTTCCTGCTATATAAATTGTTATTTCTGCATTTTCAATTGGATTTCCTTCATCTGTTACAAGAAACTGCCAATAATGTCGTCTAGCCATGAATTACTCCGTTTTGTTTATTCCTTATTATTTATCAATTCTATCCTAGTAATGCTTCATTTAAATGATCTAATAAAATAATATTATTTTCATCTAATAAAAATACATCTAATCCCAATGGATCTTTAAAAATTCTAAAATGTCCTATAAAGTTAACTCCAAATGGTTTATATATCCCACTTAATGAACTATAAACAATTCTTTGTCTACTAAGTCTTCCGATTCTATTATTTGCTATTTCTATAGCTGTAATCATATATTCCTTTTCTTCTAATTGTTCAAGTCCTTCATTCTTTACAATAAATGTATAATAATACCAAAACTCATCCTCACCATAATATTGAACATCACCGTAAATAAAATTCTTATTAGATGGATGACTATAATCATAATAATGAATATCTTTATCTTCTTTTCCGCCAAATAAAAATAAAGCATCTCTATGTCCTTCTGGTAAAAATGTAAATATCTCATCATCTGTTTCAATAGTTAATCTATATTCAACTGTCATCATTTCACCAATTGGACTTATAGGAACTAAACCAGAAAATGAAACCAAATCACCTACTGGACTGATTGCCGCAAAACCTAAATAATCAGCTGGATTACCTCTACTTGATAATTCCCATAAAATTACTAATACAGATTCATTATTGATGTTATATTCATTTAATAATATTCTTGCTGGCTCTAATTTAACACTATTTTCATCATAACAAGCAACCTGAAATACATTTATTGAATAAGGATGATCTATTACCCAAGCAATCCAATCATTACCAGCATATGAATAATTTGATGTTATACTATTTATATTATTAAATACCCATACATCATCAGTTATAATATCATCTATTATATCATCACCATCAATATCAATTTCATCTCCAAGAGCAATACCAGATCTTATATATACATTATAATCAGCATCAACATTAGAAAGTTCAATTGTATTATTATCAAAAATATAACTATTATCTTCATTTATAACTTTATTGTCAATAGTTGTTCTAACTTGATACATAACTTCTTTTCTATTAAAACCATGTATTATTCTCCAATTAACAGGACCACCAGAAAAATCAAGATCGGATTCAACACGAGAAGCTGTTGATAATACAGCAAAGCCCATTACTTCTTCATCAAATCTTAAAACAACAGTATGATCATCAATAACTTCAATTTCATCTGGTATCAATCTTTCAAATAAGTCATCAAAAGCAGTAATATATAAATCTTCCGTCATCAGTTCATGTGTAACAACCCATATATCTTCTGGTTCACGATGAATACTAATCATATTATTACTATCAAATACTGTAGAACTAAGAGCATTTGTAATACTATGACTTGTATATGGACGATTATATAATGAAAATTTCTCACCAGTTAAATCAGTATATGGTGCATATATAAAATTATAACCTGATTGTCTATTAACTGGTCTTTGTAGTTCCCAATTATTATATAATGATTTTGCAAGTTGTTCAGGCATAATATATCTATCATTCATTGGTTCTACTGATAAATCCAAATCAACACGATAGTATGGAGACAACATTTTATTATCAGAAGAAACATAACCATCAGGATATGTAGTTTTATCAAATTGTGAATACCAATATACCCCAGCACCTAATGTACCATCTGGTGTGTCTTTACCATATAACTCAGTATAAATATGATCCTCATATTCTGTTATAATGCCACCAACATCTTCATGCCATCTTTCCATTACATTAAATATATTTCTTGAATTCCGACATAATATATCATAAATAATATACATTGCAGCATATGTACCTTTACGTTTCATTAACCATACTAATTCAGCTGCATATTCTCTGTATTGTTCTAAGAACCAATCATCAATAACACCTTCATTCAGCATATCATAAAATGTAGGAATATATCCAAGATACTTTCTGTCTGTTTCCCTTGCATCTCTTAACGTCCATACATCTTTAAGCAACTGATATCCTTCTGAATATAATTGATCAAAATAGGTATCAAAAAACTCCATTGCCTTTTCAGTTCTATTTGGAGCTGGTAATGCTGATCTCACCCAATCTTTCATACCATTAAATACAATATGATATAATTCAGGATCAGATTGATTTTCTTTTACTGTATGATATATCTCACCAAAATATACAAATCTCTTATCAGTATTAACATAATTTCTAATAACATAATCAATATCAAATTGTGATTGATAATAATTATATGCAAAATTCTTCAACCAATCTTGAAATGCACTATCCTTTCTAAAATACATCTCAACAGAGTTCTTTAATATGTCATCAATTGTCAAATTACCCCATTTAATTGGACTATTATCATATTCATAATCATAAGTTTGAATACTAACAAAATCTGAATCATAATAAGGTTCATCAACAGGAATATCTGAATTATAAATTATTGTATTTGTTTCATCTGGAATAATTTCACTAACTTCAACATTATTAAATCTGAAATATTTCTTTTCTCTTGGTTCTTCATACAAAGGACGTAATCTAACTGGAACAAATCCAAATTCGTCAATTTTAGCATACATATCAACATAAGAACCACCATCAACAACTATAGTTCCATAATTATCACCTAATCGTAATATACCAGCATGCGGTTCAGAATCATCAATATGATAATTTGCCATAGGACTACGATCAATCCAAACATTCCATGCAACATCAGAAGTATAAAATTGAATTGATTGATCTGTATTAGGATCAAAAGTTGGATATCTATCTAATGTATCAAGTTGATCGGTACTTGTTTCTAAATTAACCGTACCACCAATCCAAATTACATCAGTAAATATAACCCTTTTATATAAATTAACCAAATCAGGATTAACATATTCTGGTCTTACAGGTTCAACTAAAGATAATAAAAAATCTTTTAATAAAAAATATGGGGAATCAGCAAATCTATTCATAGATTATCCTTCATTTACAAATATACAAAAATCAGCTGCTAACTGTGGAAATTGGTTATGTCCTAATTTTATAGGCTGAATTGTATTATATGTCATATCAATTGTATTATTATCATATCCAGTATCAATAAAATGTGGATAATAATTATATATATTATCATTGTATATATACATTTCATCAGGAACAATTGAACATGTACCTGTCCAAGTTCCTCCTATATTTTCACATTTCTCTTGTGTATCAATATTTTCAACTCTACTTGGGTCACGATGAATTAAAACGTCACGGATAACCAAACTTTGAATACCTCTTACATGTTGAAATGTATTATCTGGTGAAACATTACTTGGATCAACTATATAATTATAAACTTCTCTAAAATCAATAACTTCACCAAAGTTTCTATTGACATTATTAAAGTAATATTTCAATTTTTCAAGTACATCTTCCTTAACAACTGTCCAACTATAACTTCTTCTTACTTTTAATCCAATATCAAATCTAAAATATACAAGTTCTGGTAACTTAAACTCTTCCCATATACCCAACATCTTTCTAGGTTCAAGATATTCAAGTAATTGTTGTTCCCATAATGTATTATAAACATGATCAATATTAAACATTGTTGGATATAATAATTCTCTTGGTAAATTATTACTAAACTCATTATCAACACTTACTTCAACTAATGATATATTATTATCACCACCATTCATCCATTCTGTTGGAATAATTGAAATATATGCTCTATTATAATATGTTGTATCTAATACTTCTGGATGTTCTTCTTGTTCACCCCAAACATTAGCAACTGTAATATCACCACGAGCAGATAAATTACCAATATAATCCTTACTTGTAACATTTCTCAATTGTGAATGTGAATATGCCATTCCACCAATTTTTAATTCTTCAATTGATTCAGGGTCAGCCCCACCAACGGATGGATTAACATTTATAACTGTATATCTATCTGATGGAACAACAATTGAACTTGATATATTAGTTATAAATGGTATGTCAGTTGTACCTAATATTGTATCTTTAACTGGTTTATTGTCATCATTAAATACATTTGCTGTAATAACACCTTCTGAACCTAATGATTTAATTGGATATATTTTAATAACATCATCATATTCAGGAACATTTCTTGTATGTGAAAATGATAATATTGCTCTTTTATATTTGTCATAATAAAAAATATAAGCATTTGGCTCATCAACCAATCCAGATAAATCATCAAAAAAATCTGATATCCTTGTCCAAGCAATCTCTGCAGCACCAACTGTAACCAACAAAGATTCTTTTGTATCTTCATAAGGATAAACACCCATATCCCATTTTTCAAAAGGTAAAACAATTTGATTGGATATAATATCTTCGCCTGTATATACCAATGATTCTTGTAATGGTTCACCTTGTTTCATTATAATATCAAATTCAACATAATTATAATTTTGTTCCAATTCAGAATCATAACCAGTTTGAAGGTTATCAACAGTAACATCAAAAGTATAATCTTCTGGCATACAATAATAGATGTTATCTCCATTCGGTGCAACCAATCCAGTATTAACCTTAAACCATTTTGGTATATATAATTGATCATTTATATCAAAATATGTTATTGTAGAATCATCATTTCTTTGTCTAATAGTAATGGTTAATACAACCTCAGAAGAAATATATCCTGTAGGAGTATAACCTTGTTGACGAACTAATGAATGAACAACTTCATAGATATCAGCAGTTTCAGTATGTATATTCTGTGCCAATCTATTAGTGTAAAATGTATTAAGATCACCAATATAAGACAATAATTCCATAATAAGGGTAATGTTAGCACCCTCAAAATCATAATCCTTAAAAGTTTCTGTCTTACTTAATATCTTTTTTAGTCGTTCCTTTAATGTTAAAAAATCTACATTTGTATAATCTGGAACTAATCCATAATCACTCATAATTATCTAGCCCTTATAATATTTCTATATGTATTGATGTTGTCACCATTTCCTGTATTACCAATATAATAATTTAGATTTATCTCATATAAACCATTATCTTCATCTGCAATAATATCAAGACCTTCAACTACAATTCTTGTTTCCCATCTCTCAATCGCATCCCAAATCAATTCAGCCAACCGTCTTGATGTTATCTCATCTATTGGTTCAAATAATAAATTGTATATAGGTAAAGCAAACTCAGGGACCATTCTTCTTGAACCTTGTAGTGTTTGAAATATGTTCCCCAATGAATTGCCTATAGCATTTTCATTAGTCATATCAACAATATCACCATTATTCTTCATGTTAAAGTTTATATCTATATCTTTCCAAAAATATCCCATAATATACCTCTATTGTATTTATTAAAAGAAACTCGGTGGTGTTGGTGTTTTAGGAATATTATTTTTAACTGTTTGTTTTATTTCTTTCATCTTCAAATCCGATGAACTTTTAACAGTTTGAGTTAAATTATTAGATGTTTCTGTCATAGTTTTTAATCCACCTGCCATTGAATCCATATAAGATGTATCTATTCCATTATCAACTGCATATGAATTCAAATCTGCCTTCATCTTTTCATAAAATGTATCATTATCAGGCATACCATTACTATCCAAACCTAATTCATTCATATACATATTCACTTCGGATGTAATATCATCAATCATACTTGAATCAGATAAACATCCAATACTACCCTTCATATCACTAATAAGTTTATCTATTCCAAGACTTGCGATCATCTGTTGAACTTTAGCAAACATTGCAAATACTTGTTCCATTATCCAAGACAAATCTGGAACAGCAGAAAATGCGGCTGATAATATATCTTCAATAAAACCTAATCCATTATTTATCATACTTTTTAATGAATTTGCAGCACCATCAAAACAACTTCCAGTTAAATTCATTATATCATCAAGTTCCCCTAATTTAGAATTGGTTAATGATTCAGCAACACTTCCAGCACTCAATAAATCATTCTGAGATGGTAAATTAGGTAAATTAAGTGGATCTAAATTATCCAATATATCACTCATACCTGATGTAGAATGATCCATTGCTTTCTTTGCAGATTTTAATTGTTCCAAACCTGATGCCATCTTATTAACAACTCCATCATCAAGACCAGTTGCATTTTCAACAAAACTTGGTAATGCCATAATTTAACCTCCTGCGAAGACATCCCCTGACCCGACAGCTACCGATGAACCACAAGATATGGGATCTCCTATTCTTCCTATTTGTTTTCCATTTACATATACCGTTGATGAACCTGATGATAATGTTGCACCGTGTGGGGGTGAACTTGGACAAGCATGTGGCGCCCATGAATCACCTTGTCTATGTACTGCTATGCTATTTACAAATACATCTCCTGATGCACCTGATGAGGGTCTTGGTGGCGCCCCACAAGGATCACCTGTACTGTTGTCACCCAATCTAGTTACAGCTGGCATTTAATCACCTCTTTCCACCAACAAAAAATTAATTATATCCATTGGAACATATTTACTTAATTCATCAATATTATTATCTTGAATTAATTTTCTACATTTCGTTCCTGATATACCTGCAATCTCTTTATCAACTTTTATTTCATTAATATCATAACCAACACCTCTTCCATAATTAACAGAATTAATATCAGGTATGACTATAATTTTTACATTATCATTATCCCTATAATAAAAATCTAACATTTCTTTTGTTTCATAAGCAGTAAATGGATTATTTTCATCTGGTTTAATGTCTCTTATTGCCAACATTACTTTTTTACCTTCTTCTAATTTCTGATTTATTATATAATCATGTCCATTATGAAAAACACCATTCCACCTACCAATATACATTTCATATACATTATCATAATAACCAATATAATCTAATATATCAGTTACACATTCTTCTATTGTTTTATTAAATGTATCTAATATTAAATCTGGATTGGCTGGTGTCTCATATGGGTCTGATATACCAGTGAAATTATCAATCAATCCATCCAATGCTCTTAAATATAATCCCTTTACATCTCGTTTGATACATTCCTCCACAGAACAATCAACAAACACTTCAATAAAATTATCTTCACCAATAATATTTTTAATCTCTTTTCTCGTTGAATTATATGGAGAAACAAATGAACAAATAACATTAGTATTCTTTACACATATCTTTGCTATTTCCGCAACCCTATATAAATTCAAATCTCTATCTTTCTTAGAAAACCCCAATCCCTTTGATATATAAGAATCTCTAATATCATCACCATCTAACACAATACCATTTATATATTTGTTCAATTCTTTTGCAATTGTCGTTTTTCCTGCTGACGGTAATCCTGTCAACCATATTACTTTATTCATTAATACCTCACATTTTATGGATTAAGATCTATTCTTGCACCTTTTATAGTTATATTTCCACCAGCTTCAATATGTATATTTCCACCAACAGATACAGCCCAATCTTTTCCTATTGTTTCTTTACAAGTCTGTCCTACTGTTCTTGTTTCATTGTTTCCTATATTTTCAGTCTCATCATTTCCTATTGTTGTTTTTCTATCAACATCAACTTTTATAGTTTCTTCACCTTTTATATATTTAGTTTTATCTATGTCTATAGTTTCATTCTCATTACCAAATACATGTTTATTTTCATCTCCTTTGGTAATCATGAATCTATCACCTTCATTACGAAATACCATATTACCTTGAGCATCAATTTCTATATAAGTATTTGATGGATGAAATATATGAACTCTCTCAGCACCAACTGTACTATCTATTTCTATAGTTATACCACCATGTGTAGTTAATACTATGTTATGTGGATATTGTGCTGCATATGGTGATTCTGGTTCATCCCATTTCTCACCTGTAGATTTCTCAACTTGAAGATCAAGATTATTATTCTTATGTTCAACTATTGTTCCTTCTGAAACTCCACGACTTAATCTATGATAATCTGGTTCATTTAATCTATCAGATCGTGGATACTTTCCTTCTGGATCATTAAACCCTTTAGATGTATCTGGTTTTTCAACTGGTAAACCTGGAACAGTAGCAAAATATCTCAAACATTCCCAATTGCCATTCTCAAAAAAACAAAATACATGTGAACCTTTTAATGGAACAGAAAACATACCATGACCACTTACAGAACCCTCAATCAACCCCAAACATGGTTCACCCCAAGGTAAAATGTCAGTAGGAATACCTTCTTTTTGTTCTGATGACTTTAATTCATCATGTATTCCCCATATTCGTATCTTACATCTACCTAATTGTTCTGGATCATTATTATCTTCAACAACACCCCTATATATCCCATTAAATGTTGAAATCTTTGGAGTTAAATGTTTTATATCTGTTCTTACTGCCATATTATCCTCATATATTAAATTTCTTTGATGGTACTAATTCTTTATTTGATGATTCACCATAACCATTCTTAATACATACAATTTTCTGTTTATATCCATTATCAACTTTATTACTAAAATAATGTGTAATTGATTTTATTAAATACTTTCCATCCATTTGTTTATTTTGAACTTCTTTCTCTTCATCGTAAGACGGCCAAAGTATTCTAATAAGTCCACCACAATGACGTTGTTCATGTCCTTGAACTGTTATTTCTAAAAGTTGTTGATGACAATATTCTTTTATCCAATTGCCATACCATATATTATCAAGAATATCTTCATTACTATATCCATCAATTGTTTTTCTTGGTCTTTCAATAAACAAACCTTTAGGATATAAAGTTTTTCTTCCTAATATAGTAAACCTTTTTATTGCTGACTCATAATCATAATCTTGTCTGATTAATTTCTTTCTTCTTATATCATAACCCAATAATGTTCCACCTGATAATGACCTCAATGCTATAAGATCAACATGTGATAATTTATAATCATTTATCTTATTAATATAAATTGGATTTTGTTGATCAAACCCATATACATTATTATCACCAACGGGATTCATATATTTCTTTTGTGATAACAATTGTTCCAATGTAACCAAAGAATAACCAAACTTCTTAGATTTCGTATCATTGTATCTATAAAACAAATATCCAGGTTGTCCAGTTTTTACACCACTTGCTCTATTCATCAACCAAGATATGTTTTCTGCTGGTGTTCGTAAATGTGTATCAAAATGTTCAATCTTCTCATTAGTCTCTTCTAATAAAGAAAACTCATCAACACCAAGGTGATTTTTTGATATATCTTTAATTATTTTTGATATTTGTGTATCATTCCATCCTTTATGCCAACCATTTGAATGTAACTTTTGATAATTAACATCAACTAAAAATAATTCAACTTTTGATCCTTCTGACATTCTTAAACCAGAAATCGGTGTAACCTTACCAATTTTATATACTTTCATATCAATAGTTCTGTAATCACCCGTACCACCTGTATTACCAAAAGTTAACCGAAATATTTCATTTCCATTTATAGAACCAGTTTCCATTAAACCAACTCTATCCCAAAATGATATTTTACCAGTAATAGAAGAAGAAAATATATCCTCTATAATATAGATATAATCAACAGATGTACCTGTCAATAAACGAGATTCTTTCTTATCAGTTAATATCTCCACTGAAAATACTTCATTACCTAATGGGGTATCAAGAGCCATTTATAAACTCTCCAATTCAGCAATATTATCAAAAATTGAATATATATTATTATATTTTAATATTCTAAGAACTTGCCCTGGAACTAACCCTTCAAATGGATTATCTATTCCATTAAACAAACCAACAATCCACCACAAATATGGAGTTTTATAATGATATGCAGATATATTATCCAACCAATCGTCTTCTGTTACTGTATAATAATCAAAAAGCGATTCATTATTATATATTTCATCTGGTATTGTATATGATCTAAATATATTCAAATATAATAATTTATTGGATGTATCCTGAACTACTGGATATAATCTTAAATTAGATGAAACTGGCAAATCACGTTCAAGTTCTTTATATGGAACAACAGACATAAACTATCTCCTACTTGTAACTGTTATTTTTTTATGTTTTTCATTAAGTAATGTACTTCTATATAATGGATTCAAATCAATAAAAGTTATATCCAACTGTGCCTTTGAAGGATAACCATCTAACCAAGGACCATCATATGTGGTTTGAATAGATTGTATACCAACACTCTTTATACTAATTATATCTACAGGTTGATTGTCACCAGTATATGTCTGCAAACTAAAAACATATGGAAATGCAAATTGTGTAACATTACCATTTATTTCAGGACATGATTGTTCAATTAGTTTTTGACATGGACTAAAAACATCATCATAAGTAGAAGTATATACAGAAAATAGTAAAGCTATTGGAATACTTCTTCTGGATGTATTACTATATAATATTGGATTATCAGCTTTATCCCCTACAGAAAATCCACCTTTATCAATAACACCAGTTGCTTGTTTAGTTGCTGTACTATACTTAGATTTTACATCTCTAATACCAGAAGCTATAGTGGTCAACTCATCCCAAGTATGTTGAACTGTTGCCATATAACTCATTGGCATCAAAAAGTTCATTGGTTCTTCACGAGTAGTATCATCAGATATATTATCAATTCTTTTAGTCAAATCATTCATCTTTAGTTTTCGTGGGATTATCTGTAACCAAAGACTATCTTTTGAACTAGATCTACTCCTATTGATATGTCCTGGATAATACTGTCCTCCGAATGTATAACTCATTAACCCATCCCCCAAGTTTTAGAAAATAATACAACTCCCATTGCTTCTGGATCAGTTGGTATTTCATTTCCACCATCAGATACATTAATTATTTCTTGATTTTGTATTATTTGTTTATTTGTTGTATTTGTTTCTGTTAAATTTCTATTAGTAGTATTAAGTGCTGACACTGTATCTTTACTTCCTTTAATCTGTTCTTTTATTGCCGATGCTTTTGCTCTTTCAGCTATATGTGTATCAAAATTAGTCATATTTGCCTTTGATGCTTCAAGATCACCAACCGATTCAGTATCAACTCTATATACTCGTGTGGTTGTTGTTTTAGTTCCACTATTATCATTATCAGAACTTAATTTCTTTATATACTTACCTATAAATGGAACATCACCTAATAATCCAATTAACCAATCAATTACAGAATTTTTTATAAAACTAATATCAATTCCAATCTTATCAAATAAATTAACAAAGAAATTACCCATTGCATCACCAAACTCAGTAAATAAATTAGGTAAATCAATCAATAACCAATCCAAAAATGGTTCAGTAATATTTTTATACATACCTTCTGTTAACATATTTACAGCATTCGTTATAGCATCAGCACCAAAATCAACTCTGAAATCAGTGAACATACTTAATAACCAATTTACAACCATCTCAGGTAAATCAAGAAATACCGAAAGAATACCAGATGCAGCACCAAGGATTTTATCTCTAAGATTATCACCCTTCATCCAACCTTTAATTCCTTCCCATACCATCATCAAAGGCATTAAAAATTTACCAAATATTCTACCAACGGCACCTAATAACTTAACCATAAATGTTTTTGGGATCATTTTTTCTAATTTATTAAAACCTTTTACAATATCAGTAAAAAACTTACCTACACGAATGAACATTTTACCAATTTGACCTTCTTTACTAAAAAAGTTAGCAACAAACTTAAATCCAGCTTTTATGGGTTTCCAATATACACTCAATTGTTTAGTTAATGATCCAACAAAACCAATCAATAATGCAGCAATAGGAAGAAGATATTTCATAAAGCCCTTTGTTTCTGGTTTTTCCAACATCTTATCTTTTTTATCTTGTCTCATTTTTGCATTAAATAATTCATAATTCTTCTTTGAGTATATAGCAGTCATTTTTTCATATTCATTTGACTTTGTTAACAATGTTTTAGTAAGAATATAACCACCTTTAATAACTGCCATAAAAGGTCCTGTAATAGCTTCTAATGGTGCCAATACTGTTGAAAATTCAGTTTTTAACATTCCAGTTACAGTTTGAAGACCTTGTTTATAATGTTCAACCATATCCTTACTTACAAATCTCATCATAAAAGGAAACTTATCAACAACTGTTTCTCTCATAACTTCAGCACCATGTACAAATTTCTGAGTTAATGGAAAAAATAATGAATTTGCGTTATCCTTAATTTTATCCCAATCAAGTGCATCATCATTATTCCTCACTTCTTCTATTAACATTTCATAATTACGTCTATCTTGTTCAGAAGCATGTTCCATATTTTCAGTTATTTTCAACATTGATTCAATCATCATTTTTTTAACTTCTTCTGGATTACCATGTTTCAAAACTGTTTTTATATTTTCGTCACTATGTGCAATTTGAGAAAGATATATTTCCATCTGACGTTTTGTACCCTCTTCCATACCAAGATATCTTGACATTGTTTCTGCTGTATTAGCGTAACCATCAATACTTTTCATCATTTCATCAAGATCATCTTGTTTCTTTGATGCAAGTTCAATGTATTCATTAAAATCCATTTTCTCATTTTTCATTACATCCAATGTCATTTTTAAACCTTCAATAACACGAGTATTATTTTCTATTACTTTGTCTGATATGGTATTATTTGCCATTATTTTTCTCCAATAAAAAAGGGATCTGAGAGTATTTATCCTTCTCAGACCCCTTATGAGCCTCATTGGGTTCAATTACCCAAGATTATTTATTATATAATTCAGCTTCTTCCTTTAAGTCCTTTAATAACATTCCAAGTATCATCTGTCGTTCAAAATCTGGCAACCGATTGGAATCTTGGATTGAAATATTTGCCTTGTGTGCCAGAATATATTGTTCTCTTATTATAGAATCAAGTGAACAATCATTTACCAAGACAAATATTAGCCGAAAAAATCCGTTAATGGTATCGACTGTTTAGCCGTAAAATCACAATTAATACATGATACTTCAACATCAAAATCTACACCAAACTCATTCTTCTCAAACCACTCTTTGAATTCATCAAATTGTGAACTCATTAAATTATCAAGTATATATATCTTATCATCCAATGGAATATTATTAACATCTCCATCTGTTGAGATAACCTTTTTTACACAACAAGCATATAAAGTTGTCGCCATCTCTATCTCTCGTTGACGACCTTTCAATTTCTTTCTCTTTACATAATTAAATGCCGCTTTCTGATCTTCACGAGTTGGAAAATCAATTACTAAAGAAAATTTAGAATTAATTTTAATGATATTATCAATTTCTTCTTGTTTCTTTTTAACATTCAAATCATCTAAAGAAAAACTCTTTATATTATCCAATTTACATTCTGGACATTTGAAATTGAAATTGTATGTAGAACCTTTAGATATTTTTCTTATCTCTAATAATAAATAAAATCTATCTTGAAGATATAATTTATTAATATTAAACCCTTCAGTAACAACACATTCCGTTATCAATTTATCTAAAGCCTCTTCAACTATACCAACATCTGTCTCATCTTCATATATTAATATTTTTTTCATTTGACCAGTAGTAATAGGTCTAACCAATAACTTTTCACCACTACCTGGTAATGTACAAGGAAACTCGTAAGAATCAAATAAACTTCTTACATCCACAGATTTATTTTCACTCATTTATTTCTCCCTATTTTTAATTAAACTGATGCGTCTGTTGCTTTTTGTCCATCAAAAATACTATCAACAATGTGATATTGATATGCAAATGTAACATCAAATGTTGAAATTTCTTTACTACTATAATCCAATGTAACTTCACCGACACCAGACGGCCATGCCTTCATTAAACTATAGGACATCACCTGTTTACCGTTTACATCAATTTGTGTTAAATCAACTTGACCAAAATATTCATCTGGTTTACCATGAACATTTGATGCTGGATCATGAATCTTTTTCATCCACTCCAAAAACTTACTTCTTAACTGTTGATCAACATCAGACTTAAATGAAATAGTAAAATCGGAAAATGTATTAACCCCACCAATTTTATATTCATTTCCCTGCCAATTTGTTGTTATTGGTTCAATTGATTGTGCTGGCAAAGTTGTAGAATTAACAAGGTATGGATGGTTATTATCAAAATTAACACCCCCACCTGTTACTTTTGCATAAAATAAATATCCTCTTGCAAAATCTTTGTATGTACCAACCATACTATCTAAATTAAATCCCATTTTCTTCCTCCTATAAATTGAAGGGGGGAGTAAATCCCCCCATTATCATATTAAACAGCTGCTGCTGCCTCTTCAAATGAAGCACCTGTTTTAGTAGCAACAAAATTAAGGACAATAAATTCAGCAGTTCTTGTTGGTTTGATTAAAATATCACACCACAACTCATTTCTATCTATTCTTTCTGGTGTATTATTAGTTTCATCACAAATAACTCTAAAGTCATATATTCCTCGTCTTGACTGTACATCTCTCAAGAATGGATTAATCATATTAACTAATAAGTTTCTTGTAATTTGGTCATTAGGTTCAAATAAGAAATATTTAGCAGCCGTTGAAATTGCTTTCTCAAGAACAATAAACAATCTTCTAACATTAACACGGTTAAATGCTGAAGATTTAGCCAACATTGTCTTTTGACCCCAAACAACCTTACCTTGTCCAGCGAATGATACAATTGGATTAATACCATTTGAATAAAGAATATCTCTATTACCTAATTTTGGATTCCACGCTAATCTTCTAACACCAGTTAAAACAGCTCTATTAAGACCAGCAGGCGCCCACCAAGGATCAGCGACATCATCAGTTTTTGCATAGATACCAGCAATGTATCCTGACGCTGGCAACCAACGATACTTTTGATTATATTTATCATAAACTTCTATCCAGTTTCCATATACAGAAGCGTAAGATGTATTTTCATTAAATCCACCCGAAACAAATGAACCTGTTCCATTTCTCCAATCTCTCAATTGAACGGTTTCATTACCTTTATTATTAACAACCAAATTCTTTGGAACATCAAGAACTGTCATACAATCAAGTCTTTCTTCACACATAGCAATCAAATCAGACTTAACTGTTTCACTCTTTGCTGAATCAATAATAAGATTAACATCAATTGTTTCTGGATCTTCGTATAATCTATATGCTGCGATAATTTCAGCATCAGAAGGTACACCTGTTCCATTAGATGCTCCACCAAATTGATAGAATACATCCTGTGAAATACTAGTTGGGAAAACTTCATTAACAAACGAAGATACATCAGCTGATACTCTTACATATGCTGATTGTTGATTAACTACATCCTCAACAAATCTTTTTGCACCTGTTTCATCCAAAGCATCTGGATCAGTAGAAACATTAAAAGTTTCTCTTGTTACCCAAACAGATTTTCTTTGTGGCATTTCTTGAACCAAAATCAAAAAATCTTTATTGGATGCTAATTGAGAATCAATCTCAGCAAATGCAGAATAAGCATCACCAAATGTTGATTTGTCAAGTGTACCATTTAACATTCCTTGTTGTGTCTCATAATCAAGGAAAGCGATACGGATGTTATCACCCCATTCACCTCTTGAACTACTAATAAACCAGAGATAATCATTAGGATTTGAAACTTGAACGTCATCACCAAAATCATCTGGATCTTCGGATGGAAGAATTGAAAAATCAAGACACTCACCATTTATATCAAAACTTTCATCCCCACCAGAATTAAGTACCACCTCACCATCTTCAAGTGAACCTTGTCCAGAAGTACCTGAACCTGTTACATCAGTAAAATCTACAGTAAATCCTGTACCGTGACCACCTGTAGTTGATAATGTACCAGAAGTATATCCATGTCCACCATCTTCAATACTAAAAGTTAATACTTTACCCTCACTATCAACAGTTTCAACTTTCAATTGAGCATCATTACTACCACCAACAACAGTAACAACATCATCAACTAAATATCCACCAACATTTAATGGATTACCAACAATTTCAGAATAAGTTGAAACAGCATTACCATTTGCAACATACCCAATACCACCTGTTAATAATTGTACAGACATAACAACACCATTAAGTACATCTAATACTTTTACCAAAGCATCAGTCATTCCTGCAACATTACCATCAATTGATACAATTTCACCTTCAATATATCCTGTACCACCACCATTTAATGTTACTTCTGTAACTGTACCACTTTCAACAACGGTGTCAACTGTTAACCCACTACCAGCTCCATTACCAATAGACATACTAGAAAATTCAGCACAGTCTGCCATTACTCTAGTTGCGTAAAGTTTATTTCCATATTTCAAAAATCCTGCTGCGGACAACAAATCCTCATATGATTCATTTGTTGGTTCACCGAAAGCCGCAATTAAATCATTCTCATCGGTAATAAATGTTTGTTTTTTCTCTGCACCTTTGTATGTTTCTCTTAGTGCGATAACCCCTATACTTGTAGCAACGGCTGGAATAGTCGTAGACAAGTCAATCTCATTGACATCTACAAGTGGAGATAAATAAAAAGCCATATTGTTTTCCTCCTAATTAAATGTTTCTTATTTCATACCTATCATATATAAAGTTAGCTGATGATTCCAAGTTATTAGAACCTTCACGGTATGTTAAACTTATTTCACCTAACATATTAATCCACACTCCTGTTAAATCCATCACCAATATTTCTTTACGGAAATTATCCAATATTCTGAGTGTGGCATCTACTTTATATTGGTCTGTTGATCGTCCATATCGATCCTTATTATTATTTATAAAAGTTAACCATTTGTATAATACCAACCAGTTAGAAAATGTTGAATCTACTGTAAATTGTACAAGCCAAGGTTCATATGTAATAGCACCAATATCTTGATGTATTGTTCCACCTTGCCAAGAAACATCAGTAGTATCCAATGTTAATGATGGTATAACAGTTGTATGTATATTAAGAGTTAAACCTTGTGTTTCCCTTATATTTTCACCCATAGGCACCATAGGAAAAATTAACTCAAAATTTGTTGGTGTTGCTTTATTAAGATTTGTTCTCATTTATTATTTCCTATACTGGATGTTGTGTTGGTTGTTGAGGACCAAATTCAAGACCACTTAAATATGCGACACCGCCCATTTCCATATTATAAACATATATATAATCAATATCATTTTGAGAATTATTTGATGGACCATACCAAGTTAAATCAAAAACATGCCAGACATTCGGATCACGATGAGTATCATCACCAAGAATTAAATTACCATTTTTATCTCTAATCTCAATACCTGTAATTGTATGTGTTGATTTCATTCTAACTTTATCTGGTCTATATTCAGTAAACCAAACATCATCAGGATTTAAACTACATGTAGCCATTTTTTTCTCCTTATTAGTTGTTATGATGCATCTTCAAATGTCCAACCACTACCAGCAACATAATGTGTTCCATATAATCCACTATAATTATCAGCTGAATCCCACCATCTTTCAACAGCAACAATCAATCCATTTGAAACAATAACATCTGCACCATCAGCATCTTTAAATGAACCAGTATAACCATCAACATAATTAGTCCAAAAATTACCATTAGCATTATAAATTAATGGTTGACCTTCAGATAATTGACCTTGATCGAATTGAACATCCCATATTAATTCAAAATTAAAAGGTGAATTTTCCCAAACACCATGTTCATTATTGAAAGTTATTATTTCGTTAAATTGGGTGGGTGCGATTGAAAAATCAACAAATACTTCAACACCCCCAGAAATAGTTCCATTTTCCCAATGAGAAGTTGAATTGTTATATATTAAAACATCACCATTTTGTGGATTTGTCAATTCAACATTGATCATTATACCCAAATCATTAATAATATTATTTAATGTTGATGATTTAGTAATACCACTTTGATTCAAAACTATTTTTTCAGTACCAACTACTATTGATGGTGCTGGATATTCATAAAATTTCATTATTTATCCTCTTTTATGGTTTTATTGTCTGTTCATATTTATATAGATCTTTTATAGTATCATCAATTGGTGTATCATCATCTGGTATATCAGTTGCATATGTATCACCTTGAAGTGATTGATGTCCTTTTTCACCAATAACATTATCTACATCATCACCTCTCATCTCAAAACTCTCATCATTAAGATAATAATTTTGAACAACATGATGAACTCGTTTCGCTTCTATAATCGGTGAAAATAAATAACCTTGTACCTTAAATGTTAAAGTCCATAAAAGTATTCTATAATTTGCTTCATCTAACTCAACTGTTGCCTCTCTTGAAGCACTTTCATAAACTACTCTTAATTCCAATGAATCAGAACCCAATTCATCTTTTACACCATCAACACCTTGTATATTTAATTCAGGTATAGTAATTCTAATATATGCTTCAGGAGTAAAAAATGGAAATATCTGTTCAACTATTTGTGTAATATCAACCATATATTCTGCTGCAATTTGTAGATTGAAAGTAAAATCATAAGGAACTGGATTGTAATATTGTTTTATGTCACCTTTATCTGATAATGATACTCTATGATTTCTATTAACTTGACGATCTTGTGCATATTCAACATTGTCAAGATCAATTGCCATAATAGGTAACACTGTATCTCGTCTATCTTTAGCTTCTCTTAATTCAGTCCAATACCATTGTTTAGTTTTTGGTGCAAACTTTAACGGTACATTAACATATTTTATTACTGCACCTGTATCTGGATTAAATCTTGCTATTGCAATATCATTAAACATATCAAGGAATTGAATAATCGTTTTCCTCATTATGTTATAAAAGTAATGTTGACTGGCTGGCATTAATTATTCCTCACAAGATAATTCCATTTCTTTTAATCTAGTATAATAATCATCACATTCAGCCAAGTGATCTAATGCAATCCTTTTGGCAATGAACTCAGAAGATGTATGTTCATATTCAACTTTAACACCCATCTTCAATTGTTCTGGATCAACATCAGCTTCAGTGATACCTTTTTCTTTAGCTTTACCTTGATTAATAAACTCTTTAACAAAATCAATATCTGTTTCAGCAGATTCATTAATTTCATTTGGTTGTAAAAAATTAGAAAGTCGCATATCTACTCCTATAAAAAATATCTAATTGTATTTATATTTTATATTAATAAACTACAATACTGTGGATTAGATAATCTAAACAATCTACGATTAATCAATAATCCAAGATTATATTCAGTACAATCAAAATAAATTCTATTTGAAAAATTATGGTAGGCACAATGAATAATAACTTTATCGTCTAAATCTATGACAGGCATCCAAGGATACATAGAACACATTTTCTGTTTTAATTTATTATATTTTTGGAGTTGATTTATACAATGATTAGCATAAGAAGTTTTTATATGAGAAAATAATTTTATTATATCATTTTTGTGATTATTGATGGATTCACGTTCTACATACATTTTCAACCAAAAATTATTCTCATTAAATATGCCAATATAATCAAAATAATCATAATTATTTAATAAGGATTTTGTTGTAACCTCATCCAAAACAATTATGTTTTTTGAATTGATACTATTCATAAAATCCATATTATAAAATTTTATAATACTTTTCCCATCAATCTTATATACCAAATGTTCATTATATACATCAACCAAATCAATAATAGTTGGATGATTATATCTCAATAATCCATTAGACATTAATTGAATTTTCTTTACAGATTTATATGACTTTAATAGTAATATAAAATCATCTATATTAGATATCAACCCTATTTCACCACCCGATAATTCTACAAATAAATTATTTGAATACATACTTAATGTTTTTATACACCACTCAAAATAATCAAGATCAACTTCAAATTTATTATTATAATTCTTATTTGATTTATTAAGATCACAATAATAACAATTTTTGTTACACTTTTTCGTTAATAAAAATTGTACATAAAATAACTTCATATAACACCTGTAATTGGATCTGATATATAATTAAAAATGCTACATCTTTTTTGACACCTTATTATATTTTTATAATTATCTCTAACATATTTATTATACTCATTATTATAAGCAGATTCAAATGTGACATCATTGTTATTCAAATTAATTAAATCTTTATTCTTAATACTCATATTTGTCAGTATATTTACCGACCACAGGTAAAGTATCAATCAAATCAACTGAATGAATAACAAGATTACAACATTGATGTAATTCTCCATTATCAAATATATACAACCACCGTCCATTAAACCACGGACATTTTTTTGGTGGACTTTTAATGTATTTTGATGTTTTATACAAAAAATCTAATGTTCCATTTTTATATTTACAATCGGATGGGGAACTCAAAATACCTTGTTCATATACCATTGAATATTGTCTTAAATAATTTTTAACACCCAAATGATAAAAAAACTGTTCCATATTTTGATTTTCATTAAATTTAAATAATATTGTTTTTACTGTTGCATATCCTCCAGCGTCAATAAATGTTTTAAGATTATTCAAAACAGTATTCGTATTGACACCCCTATAAGGATTTACATCATTATCAATGTCATCAATGGAAAATTGAACATAATATTTTTCAGAATTACATATACTAGCCAATTCAACCCAATATTCCTTATCACGAATACCAGCATTAGTTTCCACATTAAAATTAACATTATGATGTTTTGAAATTAATAAAAATTCAAGTCCATTTTTATGATTTATAAAGTCACCATAACTACCACAAAATTCAATATGTTTTGTATATGGATATATTTTTTTAAATGTATTTAAAGACATATCTTTATTGATATCACCAAATCCATTAAACGTATGTCTATTACAATATTTACATTTTGCATTACATTTGGAAGTTATACCCAAATTAATATTATTAAATTTCATTTAATATAATCTCTTTTTGAGGACCAAGAATATTTTTTAAAGTAATTGAAGTAGAACAAGACATTCTACACCTTATTATATTTTTATAATTATCTCTAACATATTTATTATACTCATTATTATAAGCAGATTCAAATGTGACATCATTGTTATTCAAATTAATTAAATCTTTATTCTTAATCAGTGGAAATTGATACATCTCTAAATGGTTCATTATATCTAAATTGGGAAGATAACATTGCAAGATTACAACATTGATGTAATTCTCCAAATTCATCAATCATCATTTTTTTATCATTAGACCAGTGACACATTTTTGTTGATCTAGTAAGATTTTTATTTGTATAAATCAAACTAACTATACCATTTGTCAATTTAGAAGACGAAGGACAAGAAAAATCACCTTCTGGTTTATATTGAAATGCATCATGTGATTTAAATACAATAACACCTATATCACGAAAATAATCAATCATCTCATCAATAGAATCTTCATTAAATTTCCAATTAATAGTCTTTACTGCAGCATATCCACCAGAATCAATAAATATTTTAAGATTGTCCAATACATTAGAAGTTCTAACTTTACGATAAATATCATATTCATGTTTAATATCATCAATAGAAAATTGAACATAACCATTAGGATTTTTAGATGAAAGTTTTCCAAAAGTTTTCCAATATATTTTATCTCTAATACCAGCATTAGTTTCTATTATAAATTTTTTATTATGTATATTTAATGTTTCTACCAATTCCAATCCATTAGGTATAGTAACAAAATCACCCCATAAACCAATAAATTCAATTCTATCAAAATAATCAATAAATTTTAACAGTGTAGTATTTTTTAAATAAATATTATAAGGAACTTTATTTGTCATATTCCTAAAACAATCCCAACAACCAGCATTACAATTAGTAGATACCCCAACAGTAACAGAATTCAACATAATTCAAATCCTTTATTTCTAGCAATATTATTTTTATCTATAAGCAACTCCAAATTAGGATCATGATTGTTTTTATATTTAAGAATCAAATTATAGTCTATATTAAAATAATCCTTAAATATAATAGGTTCAACATGTTTTATGTCATAAATCAATTCATTTTTACTTATATCTTCTGGTACTACATATTGGAACGAATTTAATTTAAAAAACTTATTATTACCAACAATTTTTAATATTCTAATCAGATCAATAAAATCTGACATTTCCTCTTGAAAAAAATTATATATAATACCATAACCAACATTATTATATTTTGGATTAATTATTAATTTTAAATTCATTTCCCTTGTAGTTGGCTTATTCATCAACTTCAAAATCTTATCTGAAAAATGTTCAACACCTACATAAAATAAACTTCCCGTAAACTTACATAACAAATCAGAATTATTAAGATATTGTGGTGTTGTTAAATGAACTATATTAAATTTAATTTCATTACCAAAATTATTATATATATTACCAAAAAAATACTGGATCTCTTCATCAGTATAAAATGGCAAAGATGAAATACAAAAATTACTATCAATGTTATATTTTTTATTAATAAATCCAATTCTATCTATAACTTCATCAAGATGATCATAATTTAATTTAAGATTATTACCTTTATTTTGTGTACAAAATGTACACTTATATGGACACAATGTATGAAAAGAAAAATTATATTGTTTATTTTTTAACTCAATGTCAGATAATCCAGAATTAAATGAATCCAAAAATTCTTTTTTGTAATATAAACCTTCACTATAACCAGAAGAATCTAATTTATTTTCAAAAAAATCATCCAAAAAGTTTTCACCATGACCAACAAATACATAATCAGAAAATTCTTCCTTCATAAAAATATATTTTAAATGTGGCTTAAACTCCTTTTCCTTACCAAAACATATTTTTATTCTACTTCTTTTTTTTATCTCATAAGCAAAGTATAATTGAAAAAATTCAAGATCCTCAAAAGAACGTATAAAAACCCATTCAGGATTTATATTCACTACCTGTTCTACCATTTTATCTATAATTTTAATCTTATTTTTAAATTTTATCCAATCAACATCATAAGATAAATCACATGAAACTTTATTATAATCACATTCAAATGAATTATAACCTGATTTTATAAAAGAATGTACGAAAAATAAAGATAGAGTTGAAATAACTCTATTATTATTTTCATACCCAATTAAACATTCCAACAAATCTGAAATATTCAAAAAATCGAAGGGAATTAAATCAACATCATATTTCTTCGTATAATTATAAAAGGATTTATATGCACCATTAATAATAGTAGGAGTATAAATTATCTTCATTTTTTTGAAAACTCTTTTATTATATTAAATGCTTGTTTAAAGTATTTTTTATGTCTAAAATCATGCCATAGAAAATTAGCTATACAACCATCACATACTTGATCTGTTAAAGTATCAAATAGTTTCTCGTTTTTGTATAATTTTTTAATATTATCATATGTAAGTGGTACTGAATCCCCCGTAATTGAAATACAACATCTATTAATTCGTTTATTAGGAAGATCGAATATTGGTTGTGTATATACGTTAGCACAAACTGTACGTTTATTGTGTAACCATTTTTCATCATCTATACGTTCAATAATACGTTCGACTCTTTTTACAAAATCGGGTTTAATAATAGGAGAAGCTGCCAACACCTGATGCATATACTTAAAATCATTTAATGTTAACAAATCTAAACCAGGTGTTCTTGGTTGTAAAATATGAGGTAACACGTAGGAATCTAAATGTTCGCATTTTTTTAATATTTGATCTAAAATTGGTAAATTTCGTTTATTAATAACAAATGTATAATATGTTAATATATCTGTCGGGTATTGAACAATATTAAAA